CCCGAAAGTCTACGATTGGTTCTCTAGCAGCGGTCAGTTCTATGATGTCGTTATCCACGCCGCGATAACTGGCGGAAACAGACTAAGTCAAGACTCTTCTGAAACCATAGATCAAAATGTTAAAATGTATTACAATCTCTTGAGTTGTAGGGGTTTTTATGGTAGGTTCATTAACCTTGGTTCTGGGGCGGAAGTCTGCGCGCCAGATACGCCTTACGGCTTAAGCAAGAAGGTTGTATTTGAGTCGATCTCAGACAAAGATAACTTTTTTAATCTAAGGATTTTTGCCGCGTTTGATGACAACGAACCTGACAGAAGATTTATAAAGTCAAACATAATTAACTATATTAATAAAAGACCCATAGCACTGCACAGCAACAAGATGATGGATTTTTTTTACATGAAGGACTTGGTGTCTTTGATTGGGTATTACATCAAAAACGACAGTCCGCCAAAACAAATAGACTGCTGCTACGAAAAATCAAAAACACTACCTGAAATAGCTCATTACATAAATCAATTATCGGATCACAGGGTAGAGCTGAACATAGACGTGAAAAAAGAGCGAGATTATTGTGGTGATTTTCTAGACTTAGGCATCTCCTATATTGGCTTAGAGAACGGCATTAAAGAAACGTACGATAGGCTACTGCCGTGAAGAAACGCTTTAAATTATGAAAACAAGAAAAATTTTAATCACTGGGATACTTGGCCAAGACGGAGCCAACATGGCCGAGTACCTTCTTAGAGACTCAAACAATCAAGTGTACGGAATGATGAGACGCAGTGCTAACCCGAACTTCCAAAACACGACCAATTTTAGCAAAAATAAAAATTTTAAATTTATCTTTGGAGACTTAACTGATTTGATTAGCATAGAAAACCTAGTGAAGGAAATCAAGCCCGAATACATAATTAACTTTGCTGCGAATAGCTTTGTTGGCTGTAGTTGGGATATGCCCTTGCACGTCATGGATGTTAATGCAAACGGGGTATTAAGATGCTTGGAAGCTATTAGAAAATTCCAACCTAACTGTAGATTCTACAGCGCAGGGAGCAGCGAGCAGTTTGGCGACGTGGATTACTCCCCCCAAGACATCAAGCACCCAATGAAGCCCAGAAGTCCTTATGGAGCTTCTAAATGCGCCGCTCATCATTTAGTCAAGGTGTATAGGGAGTCCTACGACATGTACGCTGTTCATGGAATTTTATTTAACCACGAAGGGACAAAGCGGGGGGAAGAATTTGTGACAAGAAAAATCACAAAAGGAGTAGCAAGATTATATCACGAAATATTTGACGCAGATAAGTGGCGACAAAGGGGGACGGATTGCCCGCACCCAGAGCCAATTGAGTTAGGCAATATATATGCCAAGAGAGACTGGAGCGATAGCGAAGATTTTGTTGATGGTATTTGGTTGATGCTCAACGAAGAAGAGCCCAAAGACTACGTGCTGTCAAGCGGCGAAACACATTCAATTAAAGAGTTTGTCAATAGGGCCTTTCATCACGCTGGGATGCGGGGCACTTGGGCAGAGATCGACAAAGTTCCAGAGGCAACCAAATTCCAAGGAGTATGCAAGGACAAGTATTACGATTTAGTCAAAATAAACCCCGAATTTTATAGACCAGCGGAAGTTGATTTGCTGCTTGGAGACTCTACCCCAATAAGGGAAGAGTTGGGGTGGAAACCTAAAAGCTCATTTGATGACTTAGTAAAGAAAATGGTGAAGCATGACCTTAAACTGGCTAGAGACGAGCTTTGACATTGACTTCGGGGCAAGTAAGGGCTATAAACAGTTATGCCAGCCCCAAGTAACCACAAGAAATGCCAGCTTTTAGTCAATCACTTTTGCGGACATGCTCCTAAGATTTTCTGGGGCAAGGAGATCAAAATAGCCAAACAACTGCTTGCGGTTAATTCCGACATCAAATTCTGGCTGTCAGTCCAAACCCAAGACCCCGTGTTTTCCCTTTCTTACTTTCTGACGGACGACGGCGTATCTTTATTACAGAATCTAGAAAGAAGAAAGAATCTTAACTTGAAACCATCGGAAGGTGGGGCTATGTTAAGCGATAAGATAGGAGAAGACAAGGTGGTTGAAAAGAAAAAGAAAACGATAATGGATTTTTTAAAAGATGGCGAAAACTAAAAAAACAAGCGACGAAACGTCCCCGCTCACACAAATAGAGGCGTACCTGAATCAGCATAAAAATGATCACTATAACTTTGAGAAGGAGCATCACTACAGCGTTTCCAGCGGAAGCTTGCTTCTAGATATTGAAATGGGGGGAGGTATTCGTCCAGGCGTTGTAAGAGCGACTGGAGTGTCCGAGGGAGGCAAAACTTCATGTGCCCTTGCTTTTGCTCGCAATTTCCAAAAAGAAGAAAAAAGGATGGTGGTTTACATCAAAGCCGAAGGCAGGTTGTCTGACGATATGATCGCTCGCGCTGGAATCGACACCAACAAGAAAAAATGGTTTGTTTACAAAAGCAACGTTTACGAGTCTGTGGTTGATTTCATGAGATGCTTAGTTCAAGACAATCCAGAAGAGTACAACTACATGTTTATTATCGACTCTATGGACGCCCTTATTCCTCGCGGCGACCTAGAAAAAGGCTCTGATGACGCGGTGAAAGTAGCGGGAGGCTCCTTGATTAGTTCGGCGTTTCTCAAGCGCATGGCTTTGGGGCTCGCCACTCGCGGTCACATCTGCTTCATGATCTCGCAAGTACGAAGCAAAGTGAGCATCAACCCTTACGCTAAAGAAGACCCCAAGTTGACCAACGCCTCTGGGGGTAACGCTTTGCTTCATTACAGTGATTGGATTCTGGAGTTTCAAGAAAGGTTCAATAAAGACTTGATCAGCACCGAACCAAACGGTAAAGGCGACAGGCTTGGCCATTGGTGTAAAATTATCTTCAGAAAAACCCCGAACGAAAAAACAGGAACCCTTGTGAAATACCCCATTAAGTATCGAGCGGGTGAAGGTCAAAGCGTGTGGGTAGAGTACGAGGTCGTAGATATGCTTTTGCAATGGGACATGGCCGTAGCCAAAGGCGCTTGGGTGACGATTGCTGATGAGCTCTGCCAAGAAGTCGAGAAAGAAACGAAATTAGAGTTCAAAAAACAGCACCAAGGCATGGACAACTTGAGGAAGTACTTTTCAGAGAACCCAGAGATTGGAAAGTATTTGTTCAACAAATTCAGGAACGCTTTAAAAAAGAGTTGATCATTTTGCAAGTAGCTGATATATATAGGTCATGAGAGTTAACGCCAACCTAAAACCTGATGACGACAGTTTCGAAATAGGCAAAAAAGCCGAAGACCTATTCGTGGAAGTGTGCGGCAAGAAGGGGTATGAAGCCATCAAGTCTTCAAAGCGGCAGGACATGTATGACCACATAGACTATCACGTAAAAAATAAGGCTGGAGACATGAAGTCTTTTGACGTGAAGTCCAGAAAGAGGACAAGCAGGGGAGACTCTGAATTTAACGATGACTGGCAATGGATTGAGTTTCTTAATGTCAACGGAAAAGCTGGATGGATTAAAGGCAAAGCCGACTTTATAGCTTTCGAGTTAAAGAGCACGTTCTTAATCGCGAGGAGATCAGAACTGAGAGAGTTATGCAAGAAACTCATAACAGATACTAAAACCAGAGTCTCGGAGGGACGCCTAGCTAAGTACAAATTATACTCAAGAAACGGCAGGAAAGATGTGCTAACGCAAATCAAAACTCAAGACATTAGAGATGGCCTAAACACTTGGGAATGGTGTAAATAATTTATGGGGGTGTTCTGGATTCGATTTAGTTTCAGACGCCAAATTGCAAGCGGAGGATGATGGTCGGCCTCCTAAAAATTCCATCAAACAGTCAAATGCTAACAATGTAATTGACATGGCTCCTTCGGTAGCAGAAGCGGACGAGATTCTCGCCCGTCTCGGTTTCCAAGAAGCCGCGCTGGTAGCTTAGTTCTACCCCGTCCTGCCTCGGATGCTCGCTAAGAGGGTCAGGGCGTCGATAGCGAGCAAAAACTGGAGCACAACAGTAAAGGAGCCCAGTATAAAATTAATACATCCTTTGCGAAACTCGCGTTGGCCGTTTGTCGGTGACATGCCAAGCGAGTATTAACACCGACTATGCTTGTAGATATTTGAGCGAACGGCTCTAAAGACGCGGGTTCGACTCCCGCCACCTCCACCAATTTAATAATGTTTTGCAAATTCTGTAATCAAGAAAAAGGTGATCGTTTTTATAAGTATAAATCCAGCGGCAAACTTATTCCAAGAAAAAAATGCAAAGACTGTTGGTCTCGGCATTACAAACACAATCAAAGAGAAATCTCCGACGAAATACAGAAATATAAATTAAGTAAAAAATGTGAAATATGCAGTTTTGACGATGGAAGAGCCTTGCAATTCCACCATAAAGACAAAAACGACAAGATGATGGAAGTCAGCAATATGGTCAACAGGGGATTTAACATAACTAATATCAAAAAAGAAATTAATAAATGCCAATGTATTTGCGCCAACTGCCATCAAATCCTTCACCACGAGGAAAGACTGCTTAATCGTGAGGCTGTATAACGTCAGCGGGAAACTCCAAAGTAAGTCCGTTACTAAATACCTCATTAAGTGGGGTAAAAAGTCTCGGTCTAAGCTTCAATTCAACGTAAAGCAATTCTTCAAGGGGTACTGGGAGAACCATATAGTCTACGAAGAGTTCCCAGTGTACGGGACTAGGATGAAAGTAGACATCGTAAACATGACTAAAAAGATTGCCGTAGAAGTCAACGGCCCCCAGCACGACAGCTTCAATAAGTTTTTTCATGGAAATTCTAGAGCCAAATACCTAGAATCAATAAAGAGAGACGTCCAAAAAAGAGAGTGGCTAGAATTAAACAATTTTATAATTATGGAAATTTATGAAAAGGATTTAAAAGAGCTATCTCCCGATTATTTAAAAGAACTATACGGGATTTCTATCGTGTAATAAAGTACAATGTCAAAAGCGCTCCAAAAAGTAGACAAGCCACTTCTCAGGCTCGTAAACGAGAAGAGCAATGGTGGATTTATCATGTTTACTTTTGGCGATAATGGATACCCAGTGGTGAACAGTCACTTTGACGACGCCTCCAAAGCGATGGCCTTGCAGCATTATATCCAAAATTGGAGCCTAGCAGTCGATGCGGTTACCTTAGAGAATACAGTGGCCCATATGGAAATGGAACTGGAAGAGGATATTTTTGAAGACGCGCCCCCTCAAGGCGACGAAGATGGCGGCTACGAAGACAGTGGCCACGAAGACGACGATGAGGAAGACGAAGGCGGTCCCTTCGATGATTCAGACGAAAATTCTTGACCGCAGATCAAGTTGGCATTATGATTGTACTCATATGAGTAAAATCTATTCCCTAGAAGTTGAACGTCACGTACTAGCGGGGTTGATTCGGTATCCAGATGTTTTCTTAGAAATTGATGGGTTTATAACGGAGAAAGACTTCTACAATGACGTTCATTACACAATATTCAACGTAATCAAAAGCTGTTCTTATCAGAACGAAACGATAGACAAAGTGCTTCTGGCAAGCAGAATCAAAGAGTTAGGCGTTTCATTTAAAGATGATATTAATATTTACGATTACATAGAACACTTATCGTTCATTCAAATTAACCAGCGAGCGATCATAGAGGCCGCTAAAGAGTTATTGAAGTTCAGAATCAGAAGAGAAATTGAGACCACAGCGGACAAGCTGAAGTTAGAGGTAGAAACAAACGGCTCTAAAAACGTAGATGAAATTGTTGGAGATTGCGATTCGATTTATAATGACAAAATATCTAATTACGCAGAGTCAGATAAACCAGAGAAGATAACTGATGACTTGTTAGATTTAGTTGAGGAAGCTGGAAACAATCCAGAATCAGAGAGCGGCTTTGCTAGCCCTTACCCAGAGTTTAATAGGCTATACGGAGGATTTAGATGCGGTCACGTATACGCGATTGCGTCTAGGCCAGGTGAAGGCAAAACCACTTGGCTAAACGATGTGTGCTTCAAAAGCGCGAAGGTAAACGGCATCAAGGCCTTGATCTTAGACACGGAGATGACCACCGAAGAAATCAAATTCAGAATGATATCTTCATTGACGGGCGTACCCACTTGGCATCTGGAGACAGGCAATTGGAGGAAGAACCCAGAATACTATGATAAAGTTCGCGGAGCCGCAAAGGTCTTGAAAGAGAATAACGACTACTACCACATGCACGTTAGCAATAAAAGCATAGATCAAATCTGCTCAATTATCAGAAGATGGTATTACAAAGAAGTAGGCAGAGGCAACAAGTGTTTGATCGCTTACGATTACGTTAAGCTCACGGGGGAGAAAGTCGGCCAGAACTGGGCCGAGTACCAAGCTATCGGAGAAAAGATAAGCAGACTCAAAGAGATAGCGGAAGAGGTCAACGCTCCGCTGTTAACGGCTATGCAGCTTAACAGAAGCGGTGAGAACAGAAACAGGACGGGCTCATCGCTTGTCGATGACAGTTCGGCAATATCCCTTTCGGATAGACTTCAATGGTACGCTGCGTTTACGGCGATCTTCAGAAGGAAAACTTTGGACGAAATAGTGTCTGACAATGAGTACGATGAGAGCGGAAGACTTATATTCGATTCAGGGACACACAAGCTAATTCCGCTGAAAAGTCGATTCCAAGGCAAGGACGCTATGGGGCATCAAGATTATCTACAGCGTTTATTTCCTGATGGCTCTCAAAAGTACATCATGAATTACCTGAACTTCTCAGTAGAGAATTTCGAGGTTCAAGAGAAGGGGTCGCTAAAAAATATCTGCGACAGAGCCAGAGAGAAGTACGCCCTAGACGACCAGTCTCAAGGAGACGGAGACGGAATACTTTGAGTCAAAATTATAAAGAAGTGTTAATGGAGCTTGGTTATACAAATATAATCGAGAACCACAAAGAGTACAGAACCAGACCAATATACAGAGACTCTGACAACAACACAGTTTTAGCTGTAAACAAAAAGAATGGTCGATTCGTTGACTTCGCCCGAAACATGACGGGAAGCTTTGATGACCTAGTTAAGATAACCCTAAATCTCAAAAGCATAGATGAAGCGAAAAGCTGGCTATCCACTAAGGGCATAGCCGCTGGGATAGAACACAAAGACAAACCAGAACTAAGAATGCCCAAAAGATTCTCGAAAGACTCACTAACCAAATTATCTCCAGATCATTCCTACTGGATTGATAGGGGGGTAT